AGTGTCTTTGCAATCTTTTACCGCATTCGTTACATAAATAGTTAGGTTCTATAGAAGTTATAGATCTTTCTTTTGCAACAATACTTTCTGGTGAACATTCACACTTGTATTCATATATAGGCATTACTTACCGCTCTTTTTTCTCTTTTCAGCTAAGGCAACAAAATCTTTGACCTTAGTCTCTCCCATGTATCCCCACGCATAACCATCTTCAATCATTTGTTCGTTAACAGACTTAGTGTTTCCATCAAGGTACACCCAGCCTAGAATACGACCATACTTCTCAGAGCTGTCTGGCTTTTCTGTTTTTACAACAATGTCTTTAACATCCTTTAACTTAGATTTAAGATACTCTTTTGATTCTAAGCCTAATGTTTTTTCAAGTTTATCTGTTGTTCTAGACTCTGGTGTGTCGATGCCAGCTAGTCTAAGTCTTTGAGAATATGAAATGCTGAATCCAAGATCAATATCAACATCAATAGTATCTCCGTCCACTATCCTTGTTACCTGCTTAACTCTGTATTCAAACATAACTCTCCTTAAATTTTAATGAGCAGTTTCGGGACGTGCTCAGGTCCATCCTTCGGGTAGCGACCCGAATAGTCTGCGACTCCCCAGTGACGGGGTGCAGACTTCTATTATACCTTACTTGATTTTAATTGTTTTAGGCTTTTTTTCTTCTGGAACAATACGATCCACACTAATGTGTAGCATGCCGTCCTTTAGCTCTGCACCAGATACTTCCATGTATTCGCCTAAAGCAAACGATCTGACAAACTTTCTGCTAGCGATACCTTTGTGAACAATTTCTGCATCTGCAACTTCTACAATTTCACCCTTAATAATAAGTGTTCCGTTGTCTACTGAAACACTAATATCTTCCTTGGTAAACCCTGCAATAGCAAGAGACAGTCTGTATGTATCTTCATCTAATTTAAGAAGATCATACGGAGGATATGATTGAGAGTTGATTTTGTGTGCACTATTTAGACGGGCTAGGTCTCTGTTAAAGCCAATAAAAAAAGGATCATTGAATAGATCCATTGCGAATTGTGTTACCATTTTATTCCCCTTTCAAGCGAATAAGTTAATTAGGACCCCTATTGGGCGTCCTGTAACAATTATATCATATTTTACTTATTATAAAAATATAGAACTTCTTCAAAAATTGCTCGGCATACTTCATCTGAGGAGTGCCCACGCTGTTCAAATCGTTCAGTGCCATTAAATAAATAATTAAGTGGGCTTACGTTAATTGGAGAGTTTTTTGAAATGCAAGCACCAATTAAAAATTTTACGCCGTAAGTTTTTTCTAACTCACCAAAAAGATTTACATTATCAACAAGCAAAGGTTTGTTTAGAATTATTACAGACTTTCCAGCTTTAGCTAGCTCAGTTAATGTTCCTCTAGCCCACTCAGATGTTGAATTATTGCTAGCATCTATTACAAGGTTTGAGTCATCAGACAATAAATCATTAAGATTAGATGTGTAGTTAGCTGGTGTGTTATCAGAATACTTTGCAACATTTTTAACTAAAACGGTGTTTAAAACAATCTTAGCTCCGTGCTCTTCTCTTGCCAGTAGAAAACTTTCTTCTCTTTCAGAGTTTATTTCTTCTACAAGTCTGGCTCCTACAAAACCGCATCCAATTATTGATACTTTTAAAATTTTAATCTCCCCCTATTTATTGAAAGCAAAGGTGCTTATAACGTACCTTGTTTCACCTGGCTGAACTGTTGCAACTCCATGCAAGTAATCGTCTGTGCCTGGGAAAGTTATTAGTGACCCAGCCTTTGGTTTTAACCTAACATCATGTTGTGTAAAATAAATTTCTCCGCCTTCATAGTTATCGTTTAAATAAATAATGACAGCTCTTTGTAAAGTTAAATCATAGCCCTGATCGTGGTGTTGCTTTAGTTCTGATCCAGGGTACTGTCTTTGGATTCTTGCAATCTGATTAATTCTATATTTATCATCAAAAACTGCTAATGTTCTTTTTGTTAATTCTGTTTGTAGTGCTGGAAACTTTATTGCAAGCATCTTGTCTGACCAAAATGGGTTTTTCTTTGCAACTACTTCATCAAACTCTGGATCACCTTCTTTAAACTTACCGCCTTGAGAAGCTTGTTCTGCAATATCATAATCATATTGGTACGACCAGTCTGCTTCGGGGTTGCTTGCAAACTCAAAAAGTTTTTGTGTTTCTTCTGGTGTTAAAAAATCTTCTATCAACAAAATATCGTTTTTAACGTATACTGGATTAGGCATGTACTTTTCTTTCTATTAATGAAACTGCTAGTTCTCCACCAATTGGAGACCACGCTTCTACCTCATTATCAAGATTTGCTTCACACTTAGGTAAATAGTAATCTACAGATCCATCAGATGCAGATCCACCACTATTTAACCCTAAGTCTTTTTCACATTGTAAACAGAAAAATTTAGAACAGTTTACACAAAAAGGACCTTTGTGTGTGTTATGGTCAAGATAGGCCTCGTTTAATTCCCCGCTAGGTAGGCGAACCCATTTATGGTTTTCTATACTCATTTATATATTATAGCATTTTATTTATATTGTAGGAAGGGTCGAATTTTAGCTGTGATATAATACATATATGTTCTATGATAAGCCAGAATGCACTAAATTAACCGAAGGTATATACGTATTTAAAGGGTATGTTCCTCGTGAAATGTGCGATAGATTTGTTAAAATATTAGACACATTTAACCCAGAATCTTTTAAAGAAGAGGGCAATGCAATTCCTTGGTATGACGATAAAATGAGTCCGCCAGTGCCTGGAATTATAGATCTATGGGAGCATGTTTCAGAATTGCTCTACCCAGATTATGTAATTAATCCTCAATCACAAGTAATTACATCTAGAGTTGGTCACGAAGGAATGTTTTTACATGCAGACAATCCTGGAAAAGACAAGGCTCATGAGTTAACTCAAGAAGATACATACGGAACATGTAGTCTTATTGATTACGGAGTAGTAACCTACCTATCTGAATTTGAAGGCGGAGAAGTTTTTTATCCAGCATTTTTAGCAGATGGCACATTAAAGCCTAATGGTGATATTGAATGCATGCCTGGAGAATTAGTATATAAGCCAGAACCTGGAGACGTGGTTATTCACGGAGCAGAAGCTCCATATTTTCATGCAACTAAACCTGTAACTAAAGGCGTAAGGTACGCATTCTCTTGTTTTGCAACAAAATATGACATGGCGCCAGGAACCTTTTATAATTATAAAAGCGACAAATACTTTAAGTATGTAACTGACAGATCTGAAGAGTCTATAGGAAGATGGCTACTCGGAGACCTTTGGACTGCCGATGATGCTCGTAACTGAGCCTAGATTTAAATCTGATCCTAAAACAGTTAAGCTGTTTGACGAAATTTATTTAATTAAAAATTATTTGGATCCAGAATTATTAACAACATATAAAGATAAACTAAATAGTTTTCAAGAAAACGATTGGCATAGACATGGAAACTATGAAATAGGCGACATTGAAGGTACATTTTGGGGAGATAAGTGCAGCCTTGATGTTATAGATAATCAATTTCATGATCCAATATTTAACTATTTTGCTCCAGAGTATTGGATGTATCAACATGCTAATTTTGTAAGATTAAAAACTGGACAATTTGCTGAAATAAATAACAATTCTTCTTTTTATATTAACGATGATCCAATAGCTTATTATAAAATAGGTTTATATATTGGAGATTTTGAAGGCGGAGAGATTAACTTTCCAAAAATTAATTTTAAGTATAAGCCAGAAGAAAATGATTTATTGATTTTTAAAGTTGATAGAGAATATGAGCATGAAACACTTGAGGTTACTTCTGGTACACGGTATGCATATATGGATTGCTTAATACCACACCCTGGCTATTTTATGCCCTAATACTTGCTGGGGATATAGGATTCGAACCTATGACCTAGAAGTTAACAGCTTCCCGCTCTGCCTGCTGAGCTAATCCCCAAATGCGCCCTTGGCAGGAGTCGAACCTGCGACCAAGACCTTAGAAGAGTCCTGCTCTGTCCTCTGAGCTACAAAGGCTTGTTTAAATTATTTTGTTTTAAATAATCAATAATCCATAATGCATCGTTATTTGGCATCTCTATTAATTTATAATCTATATTATACATTTTACATGCATTTTCGTAAACCCCTACAATTTCAGCGCCATTATTAAAAGCAATAACTTCTGTTCCTGGATTTGATAATACGCAATTAGCAGCAGACGAACCATTCAAAATAATAATTCTTTTTGATTCTTTTGCTAATTTTATTTGATCAAAAATATTCATATCTTCAAAACAATATACTTCATACCCACTATCTAGCATAAATTGTTCTAGTTGCTTTTCATTATCTAAAGTTCTTTCTGGAAAATTTCTTCTAGATATATATATAGACCTAAAAGATTCTATATTGTCATTGTTGATGCCCTTTAAATATTTTACCATTGGTAAAAGTGTATCTGTAGTCTGAGAACAGGTTGGAAAATAAGATATCGAGCTTGGAAATTTATAAAAATCATTCATCCATCTTTTCATATGAATCTTTTTTATTGAATCATAAAATACATATCCAGAACGAGCAATCATATTTTTAAAAAAATCAGAGTCTTTGTAGGTACAAACATAACTAATTTGAGATCTATCTAAAAAATCTTTAAAATGATCTTCTCTATGATTACCAATGTTTTTCCAAGAATGAAAAAGATTTGTATCCTCATCATACTGTGTTTTTTCAGAACACACAAATATAACTAAGACTGCTGGATTAATATTTTTTAAAAATAAAATTTTAGGAATATACTCAAAAAATGTATGAAAATATTTTTCAACATAGGGAAGAACAAGTATGTCTCTATTTAAATTTGGCTCAACGTCTAACTTTGGAATTAATGGATACTCACTCTGCTTCATTGCGTAAGAAGTGTATTGCATATTAGGAAACCTCATACAAAAAGTAGTTTCGGTAACTGGAAATATGTCCATAACATTAATTGTTTGGATTATATTTTTGATAGCTTTCCTCCAAAGAATCTATGTAATCATTTTTTAATTTAAAAATTTCTTGAAACTTTTCTGGTGTTCCTACTAGTAACCTAAGATCTATTCTGTGTAGCCTAAATGGAACAATATCCGCAAGAAACTTATACGTGTAGTTATATTTTTTATTTACTAGTATCTCTGTTACTACGCAACCTGGCTTTGCAACAAACAGGCTTGTAAATCCAGATCCAATTAATCCAGCAACATGTGTGGCGCTTCTTATATAATTTAATTGATCTAAATAAGACATGCCCTCAAAATTAACTGGATGGTATCCACGCTCTACATAATAATCTTCAATCATATTATTAATTTCTGGATCCACGTATCTAAAAAAAGATAACTTATCTTTTTCTTCTGTTAACTCCTTACTGTATCTTGCATCAGCATCTCTTCTAGAAATAAAAATTTTTTTATAAGGCATTTCAGGATAAGATTCTAATTCTTTTAAGAAGATACTTCTCATTTCAGATATACCTATTCTTCTCCACCATTGATGCTCAAATATATCGCCAGTAAATCTATCGCCTTCTTGCCAATTATATCTAGTCCACCAAGCATACGGCACACCAGACCAATGGTTTCCTAGCTGTAAAAATTTATATTTTTTATCAACAAAAAAATCATGCGGATCCCAAACTAAATATAATTCTTCAAAATGATAGTTTGTTTCTCTTTCTTTAGGGCAAAAAACATAGTCTTGTCCGCCAAAAATTCTCATAACATCTTCAAAATATTTATGAACTTCTATTCCAGTTGTGTTTTCATTATGAAAAGATCTTGTTTTTATTTCATTTAAAAAATCTTCTTTGGTATTAGATTTAATATCTGGCTGATATACCCACATTAAATTTAAATCTTTAACATGTTTTTTAACATATATGTAGGCAGCAATTTCATCAAACAAAAAGTGCCATATGTAATACCCTGCACTAACAAAAAACGTTTTACCTGGAACCTCAACAACTTCAGCACCCTGTTTAGGAGTAAAATTAACATTTTTTAATTTAAATATTTTTCCAACTGATTCTGGAACATCAACTGCTTCTACGGAATCAAACTCAAATCTAGCCTTCATGCCATTGTTATGCATTAATTAAACGCCCCTTTACTTCATCTACATAGTCTGTACATATGCCGTATATATCTCCACCAATTTGTTCTTTTTTTAAAGCCTCTTCATTTAAAATAAGTAAAACAGAGTTTGGGGTTAAAGGTTTACCTGGATATGTCCAAAAAATTTTTTTGCTTGTAACCGATACGTCATCTTCCTGATGCCAAAAATAATGGATATTTTTTAATTTAAACATGCAAATCCAAAGGGCCTCTATATTTTTACAATGAACCCAAAATTTTTCAGAATTTGACTCAAGAAATTCTGAAGATATTGGATAATCGGGGCTTGAATGCCCCAGAAATAAATCGTTATCTTTTGCCCATAAATCTAATTCTACTTCACAGCCATACTCTAAAGCCTCTAATATGTAATCAGGATGATTTTCTTTTTCAAGATTTTGTCCAAAAACATTTCCTCTGTGAGCTATAAGCTTCATTGTTTTTTTACTACAACCTTGTCGTTTGTTATTCCAGGAACTTTAACACAAACAACTTCGCAGTCAGTTATAAATTCTGGATCTGCTATTTCATATGGATAAAGTATAAATACGTCGCCTTCCTGTAAAATCTTGTCATGCATTTTCATAGTTCCTCGAACCATAAGATTTATTTCTATAACTTTTTCTTGATAATGTACGGGCCAAAGTTCGCCTTTATGGTGATATTTATATGAAACTTCGCATGCATCTGTTTGAAAAGCCGCCTGTGGGAAATTACCAACAAACCATCCGCCTATTGTTTCATTTAGCTTAGACAACTTCATAATCCGTATTTAGACCAATCCTCTGAAATAAATCCTTCGTCTGTAATTAAACTTACTGCAATTGCTCTATCTGGGTCTCTTCTATTTAATTTATCGTTAATTAAAACTCTTGTGCCGCTAGTAACCCCCATAATTAAAAGGTCCCAAGAAAGACCTAACTCTTCTAAAGCTTTTTCAGTACCTTGCCTTGCCGATTCTTTTCTTGCGGTAGTTAAAATTACTTTATGGCCCTTTGCGTCCCACTCATTAAACTTTGCAACAACACCAGCAAGCGCTTCTGATTTATGTTTGCTTATCTCGCTAAACATATGTGCATGCTTAATTATTGTTCCATCTATATCGCAAAATATTGTTTTTGGTTTTTCTGTATAAAATTCTTTAACCTTGCCTAAATACAAAGCCACGTCGTCAGGGGTGCCGAGATTAATATACTCGTTATTTGGAATAAAATATGGATAAACATAGTATCCATCATTTACTAATCCATTTATTGTATGAGATATATAAACCTCATCTGATCCATCGTTGTTTAATAAAGCTTCTGCAGACCTTACAAAATCTGAACCCTTTGCCCAATAATGAAAGCCTACCATAGCATGATCTGTTATAGGATCTTTTTCTACTAATTTAGTTACTTTATTGTCTACAATTTCTGCATACCCATGCTTTGGGCTTCTAGACTTAAACAAAACTACAGCAGAGTCGCACCCATTATTTGTTACTGTATTTACAAACTCTTCTGCATCCCAATCAAGTATCTGGTCGCAGTTAGCATTATATAGTGGACTATCATTATCAATATATTCTTTAGCAAACATAACTGCGTCTGCAGCACCACGATGCTTAACGTCGACTTTTATTTCCACACAATCTGGAGCACATGATTTTAATATAGATGTAAGCTCTTGGTTATATTTTTCATTTTTATATTTTTTGGTGATAAAAATAAATCTTCCAGGTATACCAATTGTTGTTATTGCATGCTCAATTAAAGTTTTGCCATCAACCACAATAAGAGGCTTAGGCACGTCATATCCAAAATCTGCAAAGCGCTTGCCTTCTCCTGCAAGGGGGATAACAATATTATTCATCTTTTTCATCTACTAACCATATGCCTTTATCTTTTATGTCTTCTACCGCTGTGGGAGAAAGTTTAAATGTTGCCTCTAAATTTTCATTGTATTCTACTTCAATTAATCCCTTTTCATACAAATTAATTAATTGTTTGTCTACGTATTCTATATGAGCCTGCCATAAATCTGGAGCTAACTCTTTAGCCTTATCAGTAACAGAAAGTATTAGTTCTCCATTTGGATCTACCCCCTCAATTGATATAGCCCCAATTTCAATGTAGTGGCTTAGCCTTGAGTCGTAATCCATAAAGTCATCCATAATTACATTATATCTTTATGAATATTTTTAGTCAACAAGAATTCTGTTTATACGAGAAAGTATAATATCTGCAACATGTGCATGCCTATGAGCTCCCCAATGAGCGTGGTCTATGCCGTACTCCCTATCCATGCCAAAATGGAACATTGTACCTAAATCCTCTCTCATTTGACTATGGCAGCTTGAATTGTCTGTATAGTTGTCTAAAGTATTATCATAGTCTGGTATCCATTTATCCATATTAAGATTAAATATATTTGGAAAATCTTCAAACTGAGACATTATATTGTATTGATCCTGGTCCCACGTAGTCCATTCAAACTTTATTCCAGCAATATCACAATATTGTTGTAACATTAATATTAGCTGAGAAGAATAAAAATGTGGTATTTCTGGAGTAATAACTTCTTCTGCAATATGAGGTTGGGCAGAAAGCTTCAAATTAGGTAAGTTTCCAGGCATATGTGCATTTTGCAAAAAATTTCTTTGAAGCCAAGCAGTTAAGTTATTATTTCTCTCCAGAATATCTTGTTTTGTAATTTTTTTCTGGGTTCCAGTAATAAAACTTTTACTATTTGTTGGAAATTCCATTCTTCCAAAATCTGGGTAGACTGCATATAAATATTTAGGGTGTCCATATTTTTTAAAGTAAGCAAATGTTCTTCTGACTTGAGATGAAACTGATTCAGACAACAAGCCTATGTTTGCATAAGAATAATTTAGCTTATTAGATACAATATGTGGAAATGTAAGTTCTACTGGAAGGCCATACCCATATGTCATTGAGCATCCAGAAAATAATATGTCAACATTTTTATCAAAATCTTCGCATCTATAGTGCAGGTTATTGTGTTTATACAATATATTATGCTTAAACCCAGTATGAGTATAAGCTACAAAATTTTCTTCTCCTAGATCATTTAAATATATTCGTCTCTTTTTGTAATCGTTCATCTCAAAGTCGTTATCGACATTGCCAAATATTGCATCTTGTATAGTTCCATATAGCTTACCAGACCTTTGCCATGGATTATTTCTTCTATCAGACATATATTTTTTCCCCGTAATGCTCTTGCCAGATTTTAACATCATTTAAATCATTTACAATTGGTTGCCCTTTAATATTTAAGCTTGTATTTAGCAGCATTGGTATACCAGTTTCCCAGTAAAATTTTCTTAGAGCCATATGCAGGCCTGGGTGCTGTTCTTTATTTACAGTCTGCACTCTTGAAGTTCCGTCAACATGAACAACTGCTGGAACTTTATCTGGATATTTACATTTAACTGCATACTGCATGTATGGAGAAGAAAAATTCATATCAAACCATTCGCTAGCAAACTCTTCTAAAATTACTGGAGCAAATGGCCTAAACTTTTCTCTCTGCTTAATGCTATTTACTTTATCTTTTATAGAAATATCTCTTGGGTCAGCAAAAATACTTCTATTTCCAAGCGCTCTGGGTCCGTACTCAGCCCTGCCGTTTGCAACGGCAACAATTCCATTTTGCTTAATGCCATTTACAATTTCATCAACTGGATACTTTCCAACAATATTATGCCCAAGATAGGGGCCACTCCAATTTAAATGCTTTCCATACAATAACGCTGCTGCGCCTAATGAGCTACCAGCATCTCCTGGGTTAGGCATAATCCAAACGCTATCAAATATTTTCCATAGCAATGTATTAGCAGAACAGTTAAGGGCACATCCTCCCATAAAAACTAAATTTGTTTTTCCTGTTATTGATTTAGCCATATTCATAAAGTCTATAAGCCTTTGCTCATAAACTACCTGAACTGCTGCGGCAATATCAAACTTGTCTTGCTCTGAAACCCATCCCCAGTCAGTAATGCCTTTGTGAAAATTATATTTTTGTTTATCATATTTAGGGAAATAGTTATCTACCTGTTTATAATATTTTGTCCAGTCTCCGTAAGCCGCCATCCCCATCATAATATATTCTTCTTGATTTGGCATTAAGCCTATAAGCTGGGTGAATGCAGAATAAAAAAGTCCAAAACTTATTGGGTAGTTTTGTTTGTAAACTTGTTTAATTTTAGATCCTTCCCCAACCCATACCGTAGAAGTATTAAATTCTCCAATTGCATCTAAAACTACAATAACCGCATCTGTATAATTACTTGTGTAGTACCCTGCTGCTGCATGAGATTTGTGATGCCCAAAAGAAGCCCTAGGAATTTTTTTAAGGGGTGTTTGAAGAAAGTATGGCTTGTCCCCACCAAAACCGCCATGAATGGCTATACGGGCCTTTTTAAGCCATATGTTTTCATAATAAGCTATTTTATCTGGATACCCATATTCTAATGCATTTTTAATTAAACTATCATTTGTAAACCAATCATTTTTTTCTTTACTATATCTTTCTGCATGCCCCGCAAAAAGGATTTCTCCGTCTTTAATTAAAGATACGGAGGCATCATGATAGGTTTCATTTATTCCCATAATTATCATTAATATATATACCTTCTTTTATCTTTATTTTTTTTAAATAATTTAATTTTAATCTTTTGAATAAAATACATTAATCTATATACAAGTTGTCTAAGCATTTAAAGCCTTTTCAAAAATTTCTGCAATATGATAATGCTGATGGATTCCATAGTGTGATCCGTCATTGCCACGCTCAAAAATTCTTGGGTCTAAGCTTCTTAATTCTTCATGGCAAGCGTCTTCTTTATATACAGTTTTTGTTGTAACAAATTTTTCGTAGCCAAACGGATCTTTACCGTAATACCCTTCTATATTCCACATGTGTTCTTCGGAGTCGATATAGTTTTTATAATTTACATTAGACATCATTAAGTTAAACCCCATATCATGACTAGACCATATTAATTTTATATTAAAGTCATCACAATATTGTATTAAATGTTCTATTGATCTCATGCTATAAAAAAATGGTATATCGGGAGTTAAAATGCTTTCTAGATCAAAGGGCATCTTTTGATATTTTTCAAACTCTCTTCTTTTATTTCTTTGAAGATACAGACAAGTCATGTATTCTGGATTTGGTTCTCTAGGATCTTCTTCTCTGATATGATCAGACGTTATATATTTTCTTTGCGTTGGTATTTGCATTCTATATGGGTCTGGTAAAAGTAATAATAAAGTTTTTGGTCTACCAAACTCTTTAAAATAAGCAAATAGGTTATTTACTATAGATGGTATTGAGCCACCGACAATAGAGAGGTTAGGTATATCTACATTTATTTTTTTAGATAAAATATTTGTCCAAATAAATTCTTCATTTACTCCAACGCCAAATGTCTGTGAGCAGCCTGCGGCTAAAAAATCTTTTGATTTTTCAAACTGAATACTTCTGTACCCATAATAATTGTAATTGTATGTTATAAAATCATGCTTTTTCCCAGATTTTCCCATTCCTTTTAAATAGTTAAAATTTCCTTTATCTATTTTATTATATAAAAGAGTATTGTAGTTTTTATCTGTTAAAGTTATGTCTCCTAAAGGATTAAAGAACCATTCATTATGACTCATTTAAATTTTCCTGTTCAACAAGGTTTTGAACGTACTCTGAAAAATGTTTCCTAACTGAGCCACTCGGCCTTTGGCCTAAAGACTTCCATATTCTTTTATATTCCATGCAGTTTGAAAATGTAGTTGGGCATACAGTAACTCCATTGTAGTCTTTTAAAACTGTAGGAAGAGGAACGTGCTTACCACAACACTTACACTCTTTTGCTTTTTCTTGATATGTATTCATACTATTTCCATCCCTTCCAAGGCATCTGACAAACTTTCTGGCATCCTGGGCGGACGAATCATGTTTGTGCTAATAACGTCTGATCTATCTCTACTAAAATCATCATACATGGACATAGATTCATATGTATGAATATTTATTTCATTATTCAAGTCTGGTCTTGTTCTGCTAATTGAATTAAATATTGATCCACAAACTGCATCAGCTAAATCTTTTGAGCCCTTTCGTGGGTGGTCTACCTTGTCTCTCATGATTTTAAGCTGAAGCAATTCATCAATAAGTAACGGTATGTGTGGGCCACTAATTCTTTCTTCTAAAATAACCATAGCCATATCGTCATAATGTTTTTTTGCAACTGACAAAATTTCTGTATTAATTCCATATTGTTTTAATTGTTGCATCATATCGTGAGAGTTCCATCGGTCAAAGGTACAGACACCAATATTAAAACCTCTTGTCCTTAAAGAAAGAATATAGTCTT